CACCAAGAAAGCCTCTCATAGCATTTTCAAACATATTAGCAGGACCAAAGTTTATAAATAGTAAATTCCATCTTGCTAATGGCATGACTGCCCAGCGCTCAAAGGAGAGTAATTTAGTATTATAGAGAATAGTATCTGCCACCCTAGAAACCCATCCGATTGAGGCACCAGACTGAGTTATATATTTAGTTATAGGATTCTTTAGATTACTGTAAGACACCTTAGTCAGTTCATCAGCTAAGTTCCAAATCATTTCAGAAGTAGTCTTACCAGTAGCTCTACCTAACACTTCCAGTTTTAGATTATCCCTATACTTAAGGAGTCTATTTGATAGGGCTAAAACTGCTTCTTCAGTAGGTTCTATTCCTATCTTAGAGAGGATATTAGCAGCAGTACCTCTCGGCTTAGTTGTGCCAGTTAAAAACTTATTGATCTCAAAGTTTATTGTAGATAACTGAGACTCATGGAAGGGAAGGTCTGCTAAGCCTTTTACATCTTTGAGAAGAGCTTTACTGGCTGCTTCATCTAGATAGTTATTTATCATAAGGTAGGAAGCTGCTTCCCTATTGGCAGCATTAGTCTCTGCACCATTAAGAATAAGATCATCTAAAGCTACCTCTATATCAGTCTTGAGAGTTCCAGGACTAAGACCTCTAAGATTTGTTACATCAGGATGAAGTCTACCAATATAAGCAGATAGTTTAGCTACTGCTTTAGAAGTATAGTTTCTACTAAGCTGAGTAAGAGTCTTAGGAATCTGATAACCAGAACCTATAGCCCAGAAGCCCGCCTTAAAAGGAACTGCAGTGCCTCTAAGTAATGCCTTGAAACCATTGTCAGCAGCGTTCATAAAGCCTACATCAAAAGCATAAACTATATGCCCTATCTTTGCAGACATAGGAGCTGACTTCCCAAGCTTTATAAAGGTCTTCTGTGCTTGCATAGCTAACGACTTACCAAATCCCATACCTACATAGCTAAGAGGGTCTAGCACCATCTCCAAGCCAAACTGAGCTAGACTAACATCACCTAGCATAGGTAAACTTAGCTTAGGAGTTACCCTTGCTACATCACCCATCCAAGAGTCATAGGCAGCCTGAGCAGCATCCCAAGAGTTCATTCCCTCAGACTGGAACTGAGAATAGTAGTTATGCAAAACCTCAGCGTCTGAGCCTGGAGCATCAGGAATTAACTCCTGCATAAGTACATAAGGAGCTCTTATAACATTATCAGAGTACCAGTCTACTAATTCAGAGAAAGCCATCATAGGTTGTAGCACTAGTAGTTTTAGGTGCTCTAGAGGAGTTAAGCTAGGAAGAGTAGTTACCTCAGTACCAGACTTAATCAGAGTAATCCTATTCATTTCAGTTATAAGAGCATTCTTCTGTTCAGTAATAAAATCATTAACTGTTTTAGTGTCTTCTGCTGAGAGACCATATTCTGATAATATAGATCTAGACTCCTCAGTAGTCAGACCCTCTAGAGAAGTAGGTCCTTTCATAAATGTCTGAGAAAGCTCCTCCAGAGTCAGACTACTCACAGATTTCATAGGTCTCTTAGTATCTAGAAGTTGAGTTACTAAATTCTGCTGAGCTTCAGTAATAGATGTATCACTATCTGTATCAGGTATCTGAGTAGATGTACTTAGCTTATATAAGATGCTCTCAGCCCAGAGTTTATCAGCATCTGTAATAAATTCATTAGGAACTTCTTTAAGAATATCTTCTACTGTCTTAATAGAAGCTCCTTGATAGTAAATCATGCTGGGTATGATAGATAGAACACCCTGCTTCCAGGTAAGACTGTTAAAGTTAGTTACTACAGATTCATATCCTTTTCTTACATCCTCTACATACTGTAGCTGCTCTTCTTTGGAAAGGTAAACAAGAAAAGTTCCCTGAGTAGTCATAGCTTCTTCATAAGTTTTCTGAGCCTTCTGTAAAAGCTTATTAGACTCCTGTCTCTGCTTTTCTATGGACTCCCACTCGGTATTAAAGCCAGGAAAGAACTCAGTTGAAGTAGTCTGCTGATTAGTACTCTGAGTAGGAGTAGTGGGAGTAGATGTTGCTATATCTATAGTTGATTTAGATTTATCTTCTTGTGTCATATTATTCTCCTATTGTATAGGATACCCCTCTGAATATTCTTTAGATATATTAGCATTACCTCTTAGCTGAGGTTGAGATTGCTGTTTAAGCATAGCCTCTGCAGCATCTGCAGCTAGATTATAAAGTCTAGCAGTCTCTAAGTCCATACCGCCAGCTTTGGATGAGAGGAAGTTAGCCTGTTGCCTAGCATACACAACATAGGCTATGATACCATTCTCAGGTCTCATCTCAGCTTGGTCAGCACGTATTCTAGCTTTCTCACGCATGGGAGATTTAATATCAGGAAAGAGCTTATTAGAAACATAAGTATAGCTGAGCCTAAATTCAGGATCTAGCATACGAGCAGTAGTAGCCTTCTGAACAAGTTCACCTGGAATTTCTATTTCAAAGTTAGCAGATACCTCAAATTCCTTTGGTAGAGCATCTGGAAATTTCCAGCCATAAGGAGATATTCCTCTATCACGAATATCCTGTATGAGATCATTATCTATATCAGAGTATAAATCAATAAGGGTCTGATGAAAAGGTCGCATAACTTGGTTAGCAGACGCAGCAATCTGACTCATCACATAGGCAGTTATCTGTTGAGACACATTCCCATACATAGCCCATGAAGGACCTCCTCTTTGCATCATAGCTTCCAGATCAAGCTGAGCACTTCTTAGTTCTACAGGAATAGCAGGAGGAGTTACAAAGTCAACAGAATCATCAGGACCACCTCTCCATATAGCACCTCTTCTGAATACTTCCTCAGGCTTAACAATAGCCTTACCACTTCTGCTACGCTCAAAGATTCTAGGCTGAGCAGTATCTCTAAGAAGCTGTAGTGAGAATGTCCACCACTTATTCCAGCTCTTGTATATGTTCTCATTAGTAGCTACAATAGACTGACCTATCTCTTCTTTCCATCTCTCACCACCAGTCTTGCTTCCAGCATTATAGGATTGAGAAGATAGCGGAGAAGTATCTGATAAGGCACCAGTATCAGGAAGTCCACCTACTGGTCTAACATAAATAGGAATTTTCTTATGCCGAGTAACCTCATACTTTACCAGATCATTTTCTATGACTATAGCATTGAATACTAAGTTATCTATTAAGCCAGGCTCTACCCACCAGTAGTCATAGATATTCTGATTAGTTTTATACTTTAGATTAGGATAGCCAAGTCTGGCAGCCATACTAGTAGCAGCCTTCCCACTCGCAGGAAAGATATGTGCTACCTCAGCTAATCCAAGCTCACAGTCCCACATAGGAAATACTTCAGCAGGATTCCAGACATCTATGTAAGATCTACTGCCATCATCATAGTTCATAGCTATCATAGCAGTCCAGCCTGTAGCCAGCATAAATCCTATATTGGTTCTAGTAAGACTCTGTCTAGGTCCTGATAGACGGAAAGATTTCTTACAGCTCTTCCACATTTTATCTAAGTAGGTCGATACTTGCTCAGCAGCTTGTTCTATCTCAGGATCTACAGTATCTATGCTTAGATCCACTTTGTGCGGAACCTCAGTATCTAAGAGGTGAGATACTAGATTATACATAGATCTAGGGTCATTACCTACAAAGGATTCCATCTTATCAGTTTTGAGCTCATCAACCTGTTGGATAAGTCTATACCACTGAGGCATCTTATCATTCCTAGGCTGCCAGTATCTTTTAAGTTCAAGGCATCTAGTTTTTACTGTATTAGCATTATTATCCATATCTTACCTCACTATAATTACCAGTTAGTTCCCCAGCCCCCAGAGTCGCCTGAGCTTCCTACATAACCTATATGCACAGGTCTAGAACCTCTGCAGACTATTGCTATGCCACCAGCCATATGATAGTCTTCAGGACCTTTTACTGATATACCTGATTTAGATGTAGGATCTCTTTGAACATTATTGAGTTGCTCCCAGAAGCATTTATCATAGCACTCAATATATTCTAGGTTTCTATTGACCTCAGATATCATATAAGGTTTAGTAGAAACATTAGTCTGCCAGCCTATAGATCTCAATCCCTTACCATTGCGAACATCTTCTCGATAGTAGAGTTGAGGGTAGTCTTTCACATGAGCAACTAAGTCAAGATTATCTTCAGGTGCTAGTACAGCTTCGTTATAGAAGTGTCCTAGTAGTTTCATATACTCACCAAACTCTGCCTCATCATACCAGCCTGATAATGTTGCTACGTGGATAAGTCTGGGAGAATGCTCCTTATTATCTTTATCAGTATAGCCATCCTCAAAAGTAAATACCATAGCCACAGATTCAGATGTCTTTGCTTTGCCAGGATCTCCACCTATCACATAGCCTACACCTTCTTTGGGGTATTCCCAGATATCGCAGTCAGCAGATATTCCTTTGCTATTAACAAAGTTCTTGTGTATAGGAGCTTCATAGCAGCTATAGAGTTTCTCTGTAACAATATCTCTGTCATATGCAGGATTGCCGAAGCTAATAAAGCAAGTAGTATCATCTTCAGGATTCTCTTGCTCGAACAGCTTGACAGTATCACCACTTCTTCTAAGGGATTTCATTTCCTCCCGAGCATACCGTCTCCACCTTAGCTTATTATGGGATTCAAATTCTGATATGCCTAGCTGAGCAAATCTCTTTAGGAGAACTTCCTCATCAGGTTGTAGATTCTGCAATGGAAAGGTATCATCGCCAGACATAACAAAGTCAGAATCCATAAGCATACTATACTCAGGATGAAGATACCATTCGTAGAAGTGAGGAAAGAAGATATGCTTATGAATAGCTTTCCTTGCTTTGGCATCTCTATACATAGCGCAGAAAGCATTATCCTCCCCATTAGGAGTTGACTGCACAACTATCTTAGTTCCTTTAACTAGAGGTACACGCTTCACAGCAGAGGAGAATATCTCCTCGTGAGTACCTTCAGGATAGAAAGCAAACTCATCTAGTAATAAGTTATGGAGAGTTTCACCTCTACCAAGTACATAACTTCTGGCGGAGAAGATATAGAAGGTAGAGTAGAATCCAGTTCTCTTATCCTCAAAACTTAACTCAGTTGCAGATTTATGGTCTAGTCTAGCAATAGTAGGAATTCTTCTCTGCAGACATTGATGGTACTTCTTTGCTTTGAGAAGAAGTCTTTGAGCTGAGAACTCGTCATAGGAGATAATAACCGACACAGTACCATTGATAGTAATATTATCTATTAAGAAATCTCCTACCCATAATGAGGTAGCACCAATCTGGGCAGGCTTCACATAGATATCTCTACCAGTAAAGGTTGATAGCATATCTGCTTGGATAGGATTCAGATTAAACTTAACTAGCTGCCTTTCCTTATTCTCTATTTCTAGAAGGGTCTCAAGAGTAAGTCTTCTATTAGAGAATAATTCTTTTAAGGCTAGTTCCTCTTTAGTAGTAGTTATCAATACTATTCCTTCTTATCCCTATTAGATCTTCTATCTACTCCATCCCAAGTTTCTCTTCTTACAAGAATATCTATCTTGCTCTCAACAGCAGTCATGTGTCTAGACAATCCATTAAGTTGTTGTGCTGTATTATTAGATTCTATCTTTATTGCTCTTAGTTCAGACTCAATAATATTAACTCTAGAGTCTACATTAGAATGCAAAGCACATTGGGGTTGCGCTACAGCATCTTGAGCAGCCTTGCTTCTCCTAAATAGTTGCCAAGTAATACCTATGAGACCAATTATCGCAACCAGAATAGCAATCATCAAAGCAGTTAGATCAGGATTCTCAGACATAAGCTAGTATACTCTCTTTCTCCTCAAGGGTCTTACTCTACCAACAGAGCGAGGTTCATGAGTGCGAATTCTACTCATATGAGCTTTGGTAGCATTTCTTGCAGACGATGCTCTAGACTTGGCAGTAACTGCTCTCCTCATTACTTCCTCACAGTGACAGTATCTGTTCTACTAAACTGGAAGAATTCCTTGTTATCAGCAACCATCTTAGCAAAGTCAAAGCTTCCACCTGGCTTACCTATGACTGCTTCTAATATTCCAAGTTGCTGAGGAGAATACTGAGATCTCATCTTAATAAGGTAGTCATGTTCCTGTGCAGTAAGGGGCTCTTCTACTTCTTTGTCAGCACCCTCTACCTGAGGAATCTTAATCTTATTTGGGTGCAGAGACTTCATTATAATTCGGTAGTCTTTCTCTAAGACTAGTCTAAGGTTCCTGAAGAACTCTAGCTGAACGTAATCCTTAGCAAGCTGCTGTCGAATCTCAGGAATCTTATTCTCCAGCTCTACAAATCTACTATCCTTACGCCAGCCTGAGAGAGTACTCTTAGCTATGCCTTCTTCACCATAGGGGCTTTCTAATATCTTTAGTGCTTCTCTTACAGACAGTCCACAGGCTCTATATCCTAAATATCTTGCTCTAAGATCATCATAAGGATAGGGGATAGTAGAAGCTGCTATACTAACTTCTGGAGGTTCTGTCTCTGCAGGATGATTATGATTATAAGGGACAGTATCTTGAGTCATACATTTATACCTTTCAGATATAGCATATCATATAGTAATAGGATTGTCAAGTATAAAATACCAAAACAAATTATACAATCTGACCAACTGTATATTGACATATGTTGCCTTATATGATATAATATAGGTGTATGAATTGAGAGGAAAGATATTATGGATGTATGGGTATCTACTTGCAGAAGAAGAATTGAGTCATGCAGTTATTGCCATAAGCCAATAGATAGTGGAAGTATAGTTGTCTATGGCAAGTTGTGGATGAGAAATAGTAAGGATAAAGATAAGATAACTCATTGGGTAAGGCACTTCTATTGGCATACAGATAGTCCAGATAATCATAAGTGCTGTTGGCTGGAGCAAGGTATTGAGAACGCAAAGAAGATGCAATCACAGTATATTGAGAATCGGGGAGGAAAGAGATTACTACTTCCTGAAGAAGATAGGAAGAAACGCTTGCAGATACTTCAGAGGAGAGCACGCCTAGTCCAAATGCTAAAGGATGAATTGGAGAAGCAGGTAGATGGTGATAAGAATCTAGATAAGATAATTGAGATAGGCAATAAGATAGAGCAGCTGAAGCAGAGTATAGAATTATATGGAGGGGCTCCTAAATCTTGGAATACTGATGATGTGGAGTTACAGGCTAGTGTTATAGATGAATAAAGAAATTAACTGGTTAATAAAGTCGATTTGTGATAAGAGTCCTACTCATGGGCACTTCTTAGTCACTCACCCAAATATGCAAATAGGTAATGGTACTATCTTTGCTTGCGTGCACTGCCATAAGATAAGATGGATACCTGAGGGAAAGTTATTGTCTAATCTAATATTTCCTTATGGAAAGGAAGTGGATATAGATATACTCAACCATGCTGTACTAAGTAATGAATTACTACATAAGTATGCTCTAGAAGTTAGCAATGCAATATCTAAACTCAATGGTTCCTCTACAAGTGATAGAGTGAGATCTACTATGGCAAGAATAGCTCCTGTATCTAAAGATACGGATACGCTTGAGAAGGGTATAAAGCCTAGGCAACCTATCGGCGAAACTGGGATAGTATATAACAGGATAACATCCTTGCCATAGTAGGTGTGACTATCTATGCAGTGTACTTCTACCAATCATTACTTCATCCTAATTTAGGGTAGAATAATGCTGTAGAAGATTTTCCAGATCCAGAAATTTCGGTAGCATCCAATATAATACATATATGCTCATAAAAGTAGTGCTACCGTATGCCTAATATTTGCCCACACTATACAGGTTCTGTCCAGTCTAGACAATATATGGGGGTGCTGTCCATAGAACATATGTGCTAGGCATAGAATGTTTACAATGTTGATGAGAATAGTATAGTATAGACGGTCAGGTTTGTTAGATGTTATCTAATATATCTCCACAATCTAATGATTAGATTTAGGATAACCTAACCTATCATGTGAGGTTTAGGTGTGCCTAACATTGTAAGCCCTACCACACTTTCATCTATTTGTCAATTGTACCTAGGTACAGTATAAAGATTGTTCTAAAGTACAGTATACATTATAGAATGGTTATGGTACATTGATTATGGAGGTTAAAAGAATACATACCGAATAAAAGAACGGATTATATCCGCAAAGGTTAGGTGAATTGCAACTCGAGGTACTACTGCGGTAGTGAGTGAAGCATAAACCGATAATAATAGAATATAGATAATTGCTGTACCCTTGCACTCATTCACAACTTCATGTTATAATTATGATGTTCAGTGGTAACACAGAGCAAAATAAATAAAATATGGAGGAAATGAATGACAGAAGAGAACAAGCAAAAAGTGGCTACTGAAGCTGAACTGCAAGCATCCATCGCTGAGGCGTCTGCTAAAGCGGATTGGAAGCAGGTTAGCAAACTGGCTGGGCAACTGGTGTCTTTCCAGAAGGAACATGAAGCATCGGAACTTAAGGCTAAACAGGAAGCGGTTGCTTCCCTTAGTATTCCTATCCGAGATGCTATCCGAAAGTTCCTTGAGGAAAAGTACATCAAGTCGGGCAAACTCAACCTGGCAGATGGTGTATGGTTCAACTGGGACTTTGGAGACCAGAACCCCAGCGTAGCATTGCTGAAAGCAAAGAAAGCAACTACTCATACCACCAGCGGCACAGGCGGCGGCAAAAAGTACGATGTGAAGACAGCCGATATGGTAGCAGAGTTTGCTGACAAAGTTTTCGGTGATGGCGAGAATGGCACTTTGAAAGCTCCAGAAGCATACAAAGGTATGACCGTCAAAGAAGCTTCAGAACACAAAGCCACAGACCAAAAAAACTGGGATTATCAACTCAGAGTGGCGTTGTTAAAAGCCAAAGGCGTTTACCAGAAATAACTCGAAATAACAAAGTTGTGAATTGCAAGGGCAGATAGATAGAATATAGATGAGTAGGTGCAGGAGGAGTTACCACGCTGTGCCTGCTCATCTAGGTTCAGTATCATTCGGCATAGTTCATCAAAGTGGATATACCACGCATGAGTACAAGCGAATTTCGAAAATGGTAGTGAATTAATCAACAGTGCAGAGTTGTATACTGCACCTAGTAGATTATCAGGCTACGGATAGCCAGCTTGCTATACTCTAGTTATCAAAGATAGTCTACTAGGTGGAGGACATAACTCCAGAAAGGATAATCATCTATGAATTCTGCAGATGGACAGGATAGGTGCAGTAACTGCCAATGGAAGTACCCAGATAGATGTAGAGAGTGCGTAGCAGAGTATGAATATTATCTCTATATGCTTAACAAGTCGAAAGAAAACCATCAGAGTATAGATAGTATACTGCTTAATACTCAGGCTGATAGAGAGATAGCAGACCTAATGGATAAGAACCAAATATAGAAAGGATACATGGAGAATATAAAGAAAGCTGTGGCTTTGTAGAAGATATAATAGTTCTATGGGGGTGGAGAACTGTTGGAGCTGACAAGTAGCAACAGTAAATCTTCTGCCTATTGACATAATCAACAGGAGTATGGTATAATATAAGTATGGGAATTATGAAGGAACTGTATACCTTACAGCATCTGGGTAAGTCTATCAGTCACATACTGGCTGAGGAAAGGGCAAAGCATAATGAAATAATTAAGGTAAAGGTAATTGATAGCAGCACAGTATTCAACTACGAGTATCCAGCTGAAACAGAAATAATTGAGGAGGTATAGGTGAGAGTTTCTACCGCTTACTATTCAGCAGCCAGACTATCCAATGAGCAGAGGCATCTACTTGCTGTCAAGATAGAGGATGAACTTGCATTAGCTAACTTCTTAGGCAAGCCTATTGATAAGCAGGCACTAACAGGCACAGTATCTGCTATATGTGATGAGCCTATCAAGCACAAGCCTAGGAGAGTTAAGAGCAGCAAGATAACTACCTACTACTTGGCAGAAAATAATAAGTCTAGTTCACCTAGGTAGATATAATGCTTAAGTGTAGGTGGTGTAAGAAGATATGGCAGAAGGAAGAGCTGCTTCCTACTATCTATCCTAAATCTCCTCACTCAGCATGTCCTAACTGTCTAAGTAAACAATTTGAATATATAGGAAAGGGGATTAAACTATGCAAAAAAAGGAATTAATAAAGCAATTAAAACCACTAGACTTAATACCAGCTATGGTAATGATAGGTTTAGACAATCCTAATCGAGCTAATGCTTTAACTACTATTATTCCAATCAGTGAGGGTTGTAGTACCTATGACATAACAATAGACACTTGCTTTACTGGAGATACAGGATTATGGGAGACTGGCATTGAAAGGAATAAGGAGGATTGGGTTATAGTTGAGCAATACCATAATAAAACTGAAGCTACTACTGGTCATAACAATTGGGTAAAACTACTTACTAATAATCCCAAGGAGGAATTACATGATATAGACCAGTTTGGAATAGAAGTTTAGTCAGTAGATAAGAAAGTGTAAGGCTAACAATGAAAGTTGCCCTATGGGTAGTAGGTACTATCTTCTGTGTAGGTGTACTAGCTATCCAAAGTCACCTCATTCTGCCTGTCCTAACTGTCTGTCAAAGCAATTCGAGTATGTAAATAGAAAGGAGATTAAGTGAAAGATTATATAACCATTGGCTCAAGTCCAACTGGTGAACTTTGTGCTCAGGTTGGCTCAGATAACTATGAAGCACGAGCTAGAAAAGAATGTGTTGCATTTAAGAACCAACTGCTCAGAGTATTCCCTAACATTCCTGATGGTACATACTTATCAGTCAAGTCCTTCCCGCATGACTTTGGTAGCTATCTGGAAGTTGTTTGCTGGTATGATAATGAAGATGAGGACAGCAGAAACTATGCCTACAACATGAACACGCCTGAATATTGGGATGATGAGGCTAAGAAGGAGGTAGCTAATGTCAAGACCAAAGTTAATAATAACTAAAAGAGAAGCCATCAGACTAAGCAAGAAGATGTGGAGACTAGTACTGACAGGAGAAGCGAAAGATAAATCTGATGCACAGGATAAGTCAGGTGTGAAGTACCACTGTGCTCTCTGCACTTATGAAAGGCAGTTCCAGTATGATAAAAAAGAATGCTCTCACTGCCCGCTGGTAGTACAGCTTCATACTTCATGCTCCACCCTAAAGCACCATTATATGTACCAACCTGTTAAATTTGCTAAGTTAGTAGTGAAGCTGAAAGACTAATATGAGATATAATCAAGGGGAGATAATATCTTTCCTCTATGTAGCCAACGAGCTATACTACTGTGTATGCTTAGACAACGTAGATGAACCTACTAAATACTTTACTCCTTTGCACTATAAGAACTCTGCCTCCTCTGCTACTAACTGTCCTGTCTGCGGATATAATCAGACTAGATACTTTACTTCTATCTTTGAGGAAGATGATGGATTTGTGCATGGAGGACTATACTGCCATCAGTGCGGAGTTATTACTGAGAACAGAATTACATACTGCCTATCCTGTGGGCATACTATCCACTTAGTAGAAGGCAAGTTAGTCTGCTCTTATTGTGGCGAACACTGGGAAGAAGGAACTATCCGTGCAGCATATGAGCTTGGTGACCAGCTATCTATCCGACTATCTGAAGAAGAGATAGAAAAAATAAGAAAGGAAAGGAATATAATCTAATGCCGCAAGTAAAATGCCTAACCTGTGGATGTATCTGTGAAATCCTAGACCAGAAAGTTAAGTACATTCCTAATCCTGATGACCCTACTGATGTCATACCTGAACCATCCTGCCCTAAATGTGGAAGCCTATCCTATGATACAGTTGAACGGATAGAGAAAGGACTAGCTAGTCCACCATCTACCAACCCGCTTGAGTTAGAACCAGTCTCCCTTTGTGAGAGCTGTCAGCAAACAAATGATAACTGCCTAGATTGCATAGATGATAGCAGGTATCTCTCTCCTGATGATGCTTTGGCAATGGATGGCGATGAATAAGGATAGTAAGTACATCCTAGAAATTATTGACTTTAACAAGTGGGCAGAGAAGCAAAATTGGCTCTGCAAAAGAATAGTAATATTCCAAGATAAGTCTGGTACATCAGGCTGGATAACTCCCTTTGGAATAGATGTAACAGTAGACTTTGACTCTGAAGGCTATGTAATATCTTCTGATGCTTACATCCATAATACAGGAAACAAAGGAGTATAGTCTATGCCTACTGACAATATACCAATCTCCTCCCTCCGCAGAAAACTAATCTTTCGTACAGGTAAGAAGCCTATGCCTGCTACCAAGAAGCTAGTACCTATAGCTTCTCTACCTGACTCTATACCTAAAACAAAACTAATGAAACTTCTGGAGTATAAGTTCTCCATCCATATAGAAGATGTACTCTTCTCGCACTCTCTTTCTGAGCTAGTCTATCTCTACTCTGACTCCACTACTCCTATTGACCGCTCAACATTCTCTAAGTGGAGAAAGTATCTTACATCTAAGATGGAGTCTATGTATGAGTGAGATTCTCCTCTTATACTGTCCTAACTGCAACTGCTCTACTCCTCACGCAGAAGATGCAGTACCTGACTCTGAGTCTGCAACTGTCTGGCACTGTCTTATATGTGGTGAGGAGTATAGACCCTCAGGTGGAAATGCACCTGTGCCTGCTACTGTATAATAAAATAAAGGAGAATATAAATGAAAGTTCTAGGACTAATCTCTCTACTTAAAACTCTGCCTCCTAATCTTGAAGTAGTCATATCTAACAATGAGATGGGGGAATTTACAGATATAGACTCAGCCGAGCAATCCACTCTTGTCACTTACAGATTAGGTTTATTTAATACAGACGAGGAAGTGGAGCATAGTGTTAAGGTAACCTATCCTCATGCTACTATCCTCTCCTCTCGGCAGGTAGTACTCCTCAATCGAGATACATCTCTAGATGACTTACCTGAGAGTATTGACTCTATAGAGGAAGTCTAATGTCTGATAAGAACGCACTCTCCCACGAGAAGTATCGTCTCAAGCAGCTCCTCTGGCTGATGATACAAAAGTATCAGCCTATCTGCTATCTCTCTGGTAAGCCCTTTACTTATGCAGAGATCTTTCCTTCTCGTGGCAGTGATAACTTAACTGAGCATCACATAGACTGTAATCACTATAATAATAACTTAGCCAATCGTACTCTAGCCTACCGTACCGCCCACAAAGCTTACCATACTAAGGATAATATCCATAAGAAGCAATCTCATGTAACTGGTGCGGACTTACGCAAAAGAATGGAGGGATGATGATAGTATCAGAACTAATAAATAAGTTAAAAGAACTCCCCCAGGAAGTAGAAGTAGTACTCTATGATAATGAGTATGGAACATTTGAAAGTGTAGAGTATCCTCAAATGAAAAATCTAGTATCCTACACTCCTATTATACACTCTAGAGTCAGTGGCATAATACATGAAGATACTGAGGAGCTATTTAATAAATACTACCATAGTTATCAAGAAGTATCAAGAAGAAGAGTAGTTGTGATGAATTATAATTTAATACTTGATTGACAACTTATCCTTCTATATGGTATAATTATAATAGTACTTCCTAATCCATTACAAAAGCTGGCAGAAAGGACTCTCTACTACTATGTCTTACTCATCTATACATCTTAAGGACAACTCTCTCTATTCTATATCTGACCTCCAAGAGTGGAAGCCTCCTTCTATCACTCGTATAATATCTAAAGGTATCCTCAATGTAGGAAATCGCATGATTATCTTTGGTGATGAAGGCAGTTGGAAATCTATCTTAACTAATCATACAGCCCACTGCTTAGCTACAGGTACCTCTTGGCTTGGCTGGCATACTACTCGCTGTAATGTATTCCGCTTGCAAGTCGAATTGCCTATGTACTCTGATAGAGAGCGTACTCTCAAGTACTGTGAGGGTGCTAAGCAAATCTATATATCCAAGCATAGATCTGAATATACAGATGAGTCTTCTAATCAGAACAGCTCTCTCCTATACACAAGAGCTATGCAGTTTGCTTACCCTCCTAATATAATCTCTCGTACTGAGCACTATGTTCACTTTGACGAATCCTTTGGAATAGAGTCTCTCAAGAAAAATATCGAGCACTGTATAACTAACCTCGAGCGCTTACCTCTTGTTCTTATTCTAGACCCTCTCTATCTCCTAGTAGGTGGTAATACTAATGACACTACAGAAATGAGACGCTTCCTTGATAACATCAATACTATTATAGCAGACTATGAGCGGAAAGGATTTAGTCTAGCAGTCATCTTAATCCATCACTCTCGTAAGTCTCATACAGATGAAACAGGTGCTGCCCAGAACATGGGTTCTCAAGATGCTACTGGCACAAGAGCTTTCTCTTACTGGGCTGATACTATCATCCGTCTAGATCTATCTAATAAGAATAGTTGCCGAGTACACTTTGCTTTCACTAAGCATCGTAATGCTGAAGAAGAACTCCCTGCTCTTGACATTCGCTGGCACAGAGATACTCTTCATCCTCAGGTGACTAATAGAATCCTTGCTCATGATGAACTCGATGAGGAAGAGCGAGATATCCGTAGTGAATCTGACTATACTCTCCTAGATGGTTAGTAGTAGATTCAATATTTCTATTACATTAGTAATAGCAAATGAATTATACATACATACTTATTAGTATATTGTATAAATGATTATATATTATATATGTAATACAATTATTAAATGCAACCTTAACACAGCAAGTCACATGGTATTGACACTCATTAATACTAAATGGTATAATTATAATACTGGCTCGGAAATATACAAGTTCTTTTTAAGGAGGAATGATATTGAGAAAGTTATACTAGTGGTACTACTCACAGCATTATTTATCTTTCCAATAGTAGTATTAAAAATTTTAGAAAGAAGGAAGTAAACA